CTCGTCTGGTGGACCAGCCACTTCTTGGCTTAATTCAATTTACAACACAGAAATACACGTCTGTGCTTTTAACTACTTGGTTCCTGAATACGCATGGCAAATGCATAACTATGTGGAACTTGGAATTTATGGAGATGATAGTTACGCATCAACTTCTAAAATCATACGACAAAAATTCAACATGCAAGAAATTCAAATCTTTTTTAAAGATTTTTTTGCACTTGAATATACTAGTTGCGACAAGTCACCAGTTATACCCGAGTTTATGACATTAAATAATTCCAATTTTTTATGTCGTAAGTTCGCGAGCGTCGATATCGACGGAAACAAGTATATACTACCCCAGCTCAAGGAGGATAGTATAAAGAACTCAGTGATGTGGATAAAGGATCCCTCCTCACCTTTATGTCACATTGCTTTTGAGCAAACAGTTAATGCTGCCCTTATGGAATGGTCTTACTATGGTTGTGATGTTCACACAAAATTTCACTCAGAATACACTAAACGAATGAGAGCTTTGCGGTTACCGCATTTCTTTAATAAGTTTAACGACCACAAGTTACTATGGCACATGTACACCGTTCATTAAATTGAACACCGTCCCGGAAGGACGTAAAACTTGACCCCTCTACGGAGGTTAATAGATTTCATTTAGTTATAATGGGCAGTAGAGAGCTACTTCGGTACTACTGTTTTCAACGATGAAATCTTGCTCACCCCTTTCTGGAATTGATACTGATTCTTTTCAATTCTATAGTTCAATGGATCACCGACAAAACTATTTTCACACAATCCACTGATTCAAACATGCCCTCACAAGCTGTCCAAATCACCCACTTCCAAGATTCAAACACTGTCGACACCATTAGTGTTGAATCTTCAATCTCCAGCAATTTACGTAATATGGTCAATACTTATCCATCCCAAACACCGACTAACATATTGACCCGTAATTATAAAATTGCAGAAATTCCTTGGGGCCCTGGCGTCCCAACGACCACCACTTTAGACTTTCCAAAGTCTTACTCACCAACCCCAACATCATCAAGCGTTTAACTGGTTTCAGTTGGATGCGCGCTGGTGTAAAACTAGAAGTAAAGATCAATGCTACTAGTTTCCACTATGGAGCCTATATGGTTTCATGGATCCCCAACCACACAGATTCTTCTCATGCCACTACTGTTTTTCAACAGTCTGGCAATCACCCAATTATCTTGTCACCCTCTCTCCAAAACTCTTGCGTAATTGATATTCCCTGGATCAATCCCTACAATTTTTTCCCAATTGCAGATCCATTATCAGATATTGCTAAAGTTTTCTTCACTCCCCTCTCTCCCCTCCTACGTACTACACCTGATGTATCAGACACTGCTTACATTCAAGTCTTTGCTTCATTCACAGACCCTGAAACAGCCGGATACATTGCCC